AATATGTATCATTCATTCAATAATTTTTCGCATAATAAATTCATATGTACTACAACTGCTACAGCATAAGATATTGCATGCGCTTTTTTAAAAAAATATTCTTCATTTGATGGTTTTAACCAAACTTGTTCATATATAGTATTCCAATTTTTTTCTAGTAAAAACCTTTTTGCAGGTCTAATTATAGCAAGTACAGCAGCAAGTTGTTCAATATTTTGAGGTTTAAGTTTTTTACAAATTTCTGAATGACCTGATAAATGAAAAAGTTTATCTGTAAATTCAGGATGTTCAAGTAATTCCCATAAAGGTTCTTTGTTCATTAAATTAATCAAATGTTCTTCATTTACAATATCTTTATATAAAGATACATTTAAAAAATCTAATTTAAAATAACCTCGTTTATCTGCTTCTTTATAGTTTATAGTTGCTAAATTGTCTAAAGGATTTACAGGAATTTCTGTTACGTAAATTCCTGTATTATGTTTTTTTCCATTCTCTAATTTAGCTATTCTGTGATTTATCAACGATAAAACTTTGTCTCTATCTGCAAAATCGATATCTATATCAGGCATGTTTTGTATACTTTTTTGCTTTTTTATTTGCCATCTTCCATACCAACGGAGAAACACGATCTTTGAATGTTACTCCTTGTAAATGATCCCATTCGTGCAGAAAAACTTTTACACTGTAATCTGTTAAGTGAGTTCTTTTTATTTCTAAGTTTTCGTCATAATATTCGACTAAAATTTCTTTTGGTCGTTTTACTTGTGCGAATATATTTGGAAAACTTAAACAACCCTCAATATCAATTACAATTTCTTCTGTATGTTGTAAAACAGTAGGATTAATTAGTAACGAACTATTTTCTTTACTATCGCCCATTACAAATAACTGTGCATCTAATCCAATTTGATTTGCAGATAAACCAATTCCGTTATTAGATAACATGAATTCTACCATTTCATTTTTCAAGTCTACTGGATTAAAATCTATGTTATCGATATTAACCGAATTAACTTTTTTAGATAAAAATTCGTCTGGATAATATACAAGTTTCATAATCTACTTTCTTTAATAATTTGTTTTGCTAATTCTAAATCTTTTGTCTGTCTTTTAAATTTTAATGCCCAATGTTCAGGATCAACAATATGATATATCATTTTTAATTGTTCTTCATTAAATTTATCAAGCATTTGTTTACCGCTAGTGCTATTTAAAACAACCCAAGGAGAAATCTTTCCATCTTTAATATGATATACAGCTCTGTTAGTAGTAACTAAATTAAAATAATGGTTCCATACAGCCGGTGGATTTTCTTTTGCCCATTCTGTCATTGTAAGTACACTGCGCTCTAGTGCTGTAGTTACATCTTCTTTTTTAATAAGTTCTATTGCGTAACGTTCGTATAATTCTTCCTTGCACCATTGCTCTAGCTTTACACCACTTGTAACAACATAGTCAACATACTTTTCTGGATACAGTGGTTTAACATTATTAAGGAAGCTACCAAATTTTACAAAGCTGTTGTAGTATGGGCTCTTGCAAAATTCTTCGTATGTCTTATCTTTCTTAGAGCCCATACTACGTTTGTAAAATTGATTAAATGCATAGAAACCTAACTGTACACGTTTCTCATCTTTCTGCAGTGCTCTTCTTTTCTTTTCACATAAATGTGCAAAAAGAGTTTTCTCTCGTGTGTATGATGTGTTACAATATTCGCATGTATACTTAGATTTTGATATCAACTGCATGATCCTCTATTAACTGTTTAATTTCTTTTTCAGTTGACATTTTAGCTAGCAGCTCGATTTCATCTGCTTTTCGTTCAGGGTAAATTTTTGTAAGAATTTTTTCAAACTTTCCAGTTACATTTGTAACGTTTGATTTAAGTCCTTGCCATTTATGGAATTCTATCTTACCTGTATTTCCGCATAAGCATAATAATTGCCATTGTAGTTCTTGATGCGAACTAACAACCATATAATTTTTGTTATAGTATTCATTTGTTTTTAAAACAGCAAGCTCTTGTTTTTCTCTTTTCCCAGCAACACTTGAAGCATATCTATTCATTAGCCAAAAAGAGATACTTTTTCTTTGATCAGCATCTAACTCTTTCCAAACAGATCTTGCGCCCATATCAATTGCAGCAAGAATATCTTTGACAGGCAATTTATTAGACATAGTATATTATATTATATAAGTTTACAAAAATCAATTATTTCCATTTGCCTATTAATTTCTTTTGTAAAAAAAGCGCATAATGGATTTTCTTCATTTGTCAACGGTATTGAGATTAATTGTCCAGTTTTTACTTTAGGAAAAAACCATTTTACTTCATTGAAAAAATTAGTTACTTTAATTTGTCCATAGTCTGCTTTATAACTTTTTCTAGGATTAAATAAAAAAGCTTCGAATCCTCTATCATTTAAACTTGTTAACGGAAGTACTTCTAAATCTTTACCTGTTCTGCTGTCTCCTACAGCAATATACCAATCAATTGGCATCATTAATTCATGACCACCGATTTCAAGTAAAACTGCAGGCGAACTAAACGCCTCTAAAAAAACCAAAGGTATAAAAAAGAAATCAGGATCATTTGGATTAGTATTATCCATTACACTAAATCTAAAATCTTCTTCAATTTCGTCTGGTAAATTATTTAAATCAAATGTTGTATTTTCAAGTGTAAGTATTCTCATTGCCAGTCAACCTTTTCTATTGTAAATGGATATTGAGCATCTCGATAAAATTTCTTACGCTCTGTTAAATGTCTTTTTGCAAATTTGCAAGTACTTGTAAAATCCCAGATTTGTACAAAATCTTTGTCCTTAGCTTTACGGACACCGCGGCCTATAGACTGTATTACCCGAACAAAACTTTTGCCAGGCTCAATTAAAACAAGATTAAAAATACGAGGAATATTGATCCCCACAGCAGCAACCCCGTAAGTTGCAACGATAACCATATTGTCTGCATCTTGAATTTCGTCATAGGCTGATTTTCTGTCCTTTAATTTTACATCACCTTTAATAAAAATTGAGTTCTCTATACGTTCATGCAACAATTCTCCTGCTGAAATACGATCAATTAATATAAGTGTGTTACCGGATTCCCTAATCTTATTTAACATTTTAGCAATGTAGTTTACACGATTTTCTTCGGTTACAAGATATTTTAATTCGCTTTGATAGTCTCTATGTGCAACTGTATCAATAAGCTGTACAATGTTTACATGACAGTTAGACAGTACACCCTTGTCCTGTAATTCTTTCGCAGTAATTTGCCCAATAACAGGTCCTATGCTCGCATGCAGTGCTTCGAATTCAAAACGTTCTTTGGGTACTGTACCTGTTAGTCCCCAGCGTATCGGAGCATTACGTAGGTTACGTGTAAGCAAGTTCTTCAAGACCTCGGCCTTTGCCTGATGCACTTCGTCAATTATTATTGTGCTTACACCGTCTAAGAACTCTGCAAGTGTTAGTACTGCTGTACCATCCTTGCTTTTCTTATCTAGTATGTTGAGACTTTGCCAAGTGCATATGGTATGCGTTTTGGATAGGTCTTTCCTATCGCCAAAGTATACGCCGCAGTCCAGCCCGCAATTTCGGTAATCTTCTTCAGTTTGTTGCACAAGAGATTTGTTTGGTACAACGACAAGTGTTCGTCCATATTTTTCCGCTATGTGTGAGAGTGTTGCAGTGGTAATAGTTTTACCAGCGCCTGTTGCAATCTCCTGTAGAGATTGCGGATTCTTAACAAAATTATTTATAGCTTCTACTTGATAATCTCTCAATACAATATCTTCACCTGCTGCAGGATGTCCTTCTGGCCATTTTACTCCTTGCTGTTTCCAATAGTCTTCTGTTATAGGTTGTAAGTCTAGTGTTACAGGATGCCTACGATCTTCGATGTCAGCAATTTCTACGCTATTGTTCTGTAATATCTCTACGATTGTATCGAGATGGTTGACATATCCTGTACCACCTATACCAAAGAATGCTACCTTGCCGTCCCATCTGCCAAGTTTATATTGCGGCATGTAACGGGCATATGGTACTTCAAATTTAAGTGCATTTGCAAGTTTCCTACGTATATCAACTGGAAGTCCTTCTAACTTAATATTAACTTCATCTTCGATAATTAATTTACATGATGTCATACTTCTGTTGTTTTTTGATGAATCCAAGTAGTAGGTTGAGTATCTAAGTGAATAACTAATTCACATTTATTATAATATGTTGACACAAGTTTACTATGTCTTATACTAGCCAAAAGTAATGTTGTAATTGGCTGCCATTTACTAATAAGTAATGGCTTAGGTAGTTTTTCATTATTAATAATAATTACTTGCGTTGCTTCTGTGATTTTGTTATTTA